ATTTATCATTACGCAGAATTTCCAGCATTTCTTCTGAAACAGGCAGACTGGTAATTTTTTCCAGTATTTCTGGTTCATAATTTTCTGCTATCAACTCTGCTTTAATACGGAATAAATCACGAATATAATGTTGAATATCGTCTTGTCGTCTGCGTAACCGCATAGAGCCAAATCTGGCCTTTAGCTGTTGAGCAGTAGCCGTTTCAGAGGCTTTTGTGCTGCCACGCAAAATGTCACTAATACCAGTAACTTCATATATAATCTGCAATACTGCATTACGCTGTTGGTACAGACCATTTACAACAGTAGAGATTTCACCAATCTGTTCTGTTTGAAAAGCCCCAACCAGACCTCCCTTTTGCGTTAGATTTGCAAAGTTTTCTGACGGAACGAACTCATTATCTCCAGCATTAGCCAAATGAGCCAACTCTGGGATAGCAGCATCATACACGCCCCTTCGTTTTAAGCCCTCAATTAAGAATGTAATCCTGGTTGTTAGGCGGTCTAGCTCCTCTGCCTGATCTTGGTAAAGGGTATATTCGGGGATAGGAATTGATGTATCCGTTGTCCTGACTGCAATTAAAGGAGTAGGGCATGGATAAAAGCCTTCTAAATTATAAGGGTCATCATCTTCTGCTAGAATATCCCTATATCCTGAAGCCATATAAATACGTTTTCGCTGAACCTTATCCCAAATCTCCCAAACTTCTGCTCTGTTGTATAATTCATTTTCATTGTATTCTGCGGATTCTGGCATCCAGTTCAGAGGTATATCCTCTGCATCCTTAAATCCTCTTGAGATTAAATCATCTCTAGTTAAAAGATGCCTTCTAGCTCTCCATGTTGCATCTTCTGATCTTCGTGCAGGGCTTTCTCGATAATCTTCCCAATGGACATATTCAAAGCGCACACGCTGGTCGCCCAAACGCTCCACTTCTTGTGTTTCCTTTTCCATTGTTTTGCCATCTGTATCTTTTACTTCTACAGTTACTTTTTCAGATACTAGAATTGGCTCATACACTACCCAAACAACCCCTCTGCCTGGGAGCAGGTAATCTTCAAGGGCAGATTCTATTGGTAGATCGGCACGATTCGTGTCAGATTCATATTGAAGCGCACGTTCCAGCAAAATAGCAACATCACGCCCAACAGGGTTCGGATCATGGAACCTGCGCCTGACATCAGGTTCAGCCATCTTAGCAAACAATGAGGCTTTCAGGGTTTCGGTATTAGACCATAGAATATTGAATTTTCGGCTCAATGCTCCTGTGATCGAATAACCTTCCCGTTCATCACGATAGCGGTCAATAATAATATTGCCCCGTTCTCGCCAGTCTCGCTCGTAATTACTGGCTGCGTCTAATTCCTTTTGCCAGTATAGAGCAGAGCCGTATAAAGTTTCTTGTTCTTCTCTGGTTTCGTTAGCCATCTGCTAATGGTTCCTTGATTATTTCCCTTACGGACTGCCCTGCTAAATGGACAGTCATCCGATCTCCTGATTTAAGATGGTGCCACCACTTCAAATCTTTCCCGTTTTCCACCAATTTATAACCGCAACTCTCAGGAAGCCAATCTGCTGCCCGAATTTCTGCTGGTGTTAAAGTAACGCAGTTTGAAACTAAATCTGATCTATTGGGGTAATCAGTACACCTGCAAGTATCGTGATCCAATAAGTGACAAGCTACGTTGCTATAACAAACAACTCCTGTTCTTGCATTTCTCGCTTTTACTAAACAACACTTCGCACAACCATCACAAAGAGATTCCCATTCTTCCGAGGTCATTTCCTCTAGGGTTTTCTCTTTCCAAAACTCAGCCAAACTGCGGTCCCATCATTGGTGAAGGGGGAGGCCCCTGCATTGGCCCTTGCATTTGAGGGGCTACCGCCATTTGTGGATTCATAGGTTGCATAGCTGGCGGTGCAACAGGCATCCGCATTGGAGGAGGCCCAGGCATAAACTGAGCCTGTGCAATCATTTCTTCTATGGGGATTTCTTCCTTAGACTTCGTTGTGATCTTTGGACCTGTATAATCTTGCGGAGTTTCAGTTCGCTCTGTTTTAATTATTATTTTTTCAGGTCGAGCAAGAATTTCCGCAACCGCAGTAATGTCCTCTCCGTTGACATCAAATTCGCCCCCCACAACTTCTTCAAAATTATAATTGTCAGCCATTAAATTCGAGGCTCCAATAAATTATTTCTTTCCTTATCATGGATATTCCACATCTCGTCAAGTGTAGATTGTTGCAAAAGTGTCTCTTGCAAGTCTGGCTTCTTCTTTTCTGGCTTAATATTTCGATAAGCCATTGCAGCATAACGAAAAGAATCACTTGCATGGGAAGCCCAATTATGTAGTGGAGTTTTCCGAAATACTCGTTTTACGTCATCCCACTCTCTTTGATAACTACGCAAAGCATTGATGCCCTGTTCACAATTTAATTCATCAAAATAACAATGCTGTAATAACAGCCTTGCTGCGTTGATCCCATCTTCTACTTTATGGTTGGGTACAATACGAGGTCTGCGCCCCATATTTATGAGGGTTTCTGCCCTGGTTCGGCCTGTTCCTAGCTCTCTAACCTTGGCATCATGGGGGAGCCAGTCATCCCCATACCAGTATCCTTTTTGCTCCATTACCTTGACGTAATGTTCAAGCCCTACCCCCGAATGCTCGTAGAAATCCACGAAACGAACTTCTCCCAACGTAACTTGAAAGAACCAAAGACTGCAACTGTCTGAGATGCCCAAGTCCCAAGCAACGTGAACGGGGAGAGCAGGGTCAACCTCAACCTGAGTAATTCGGTTTTCTTTTTCAGCATCTTCAATAATCGCTCCATAATAACTTCCTTTGATTGCGGCAGACCACGAACATTCAAACTCTTGTTTATATTCGTCATCCCCCATTTCCTTACGGGCTGCGTCTAGCTCTTTTTGATCTAAGACCTTGGTTTCTGATGCCCGATATATTTTACGAAACCACTCTGAGTCTGTTTTTGTGTCCTCAAATAACCGCCAAAAATGATTTTTTCCTTTTGGCGTTCCAATAAAGATTGCCCATCCTTTTCTGTCAACTAAAGCTGGCCGTATAATTTCACTCCACACACGGGGCGACATATCTGCATACTCATCTAATACTACACCATCTAAGAAAATACCACGCAAAGCATCTGGATCATCACCTGCACCAGCAAGACGTATTCGGCTTCCGTTAATTAAATCAACCCGTAATTCTGACTGGTTAATCTTAGTCCCAGGCATATCCTTGGTGTAATAACAAAGATAATCCCACGCTACTTGTTTTGCCTGGCGGTAATATGGAGCAAGGTACATGAACCGCCCATCTTTACGTTCAGTTTGAATTTCTAGGGCTTTTCTTAATAACTCGGTAACTGCGTAAACACTTTTCCCCCATCTTCTGTGGCTGACACAAATTTTGAAGCGAGATTGATCTGCATGAAGATCATACTGCTGTGGTCGTGGGGTATATGGAATTGTTATGTCCATTATGCACCAAAAAAAGTTTCCATATCCATTATTGTTTCTGCGGAAGTAGGCAACAAGGGATGAGAGTATAGCTTTACGATTTGTTTTACCATGCCCCGTGGGATGTACCAAACACCTCCAACATCTTCTTCCAATAAGTTAGGACCTACACTTTGTGCTACTGCAATTACATTATTTTTGTTAGAGGGCACAACCCACCCTGTTGTATAAACGACAGGTAGCTCTACCTGCTCTGCTTCTTTTACATCTACCCACCCCGAATGATTTTCTGCATCAACCCATACTACACAAACAAACTCAGTCATTTTTTAGTATTCCATCTCTCTTTAGCCCGAATAGACCATCTTTCAAAGGTTTCGCTGTCAATATCTGCATTAACTACTGTAGCTTCTTTAGGAATTGAGGTATGTAATGCCACTACTTCTCCGTCTTTTATTTCTACAATAGCAGGGCCACAAAACGCATCTTTACTAAAACCAGTCTGGTTTTTCTTAATTGCTCGTACTTCTTTCATGCAAGATGATAAAGATTCCATAGGAATATACTGTGTGAGTTTGTTTTCCTGGTCATTCATGTTGCCAAACATAAACATGACAATAATGCTAATGACCTCCATTAACTTCTCTCACTCTGTTTTTTAACGTTTCAATATCCTCCAACATTTTATTAATATCTTCCTGCGCCCGCTTAATATTGACAGTATTCGACATCATGCTTTCCATCTCGTCTTGTATGTTCTCAACTTGAGAACTCACAAATTCTATGAGCAAGTCTTGCTGCTGATCTGCTGGTAGGGCACCCATTTCCCCTCTGGGCCATTTAATCCGAAACTCAGTATTCTGTGCGACTTCGTTGACTTTAATAATTTCAATAGCGTTTTGTAATCTATTAACCTCAGACTCCAAATCTTTTTGCATAATTTCTCTTGAGGTTTCCAGTTGATTTAATCGTTCCTGAATACCGAAGAAAGCCCATACACCAACACTTACTGCTACCACAATACTGATTAAGTTCCGCATTGGCATAGATATAGCGGTGTTATCAGATACCTTCATCTTGCAGCGCTTGATCCAAAGTAGAAGCTAATAATTGCAGCTAACGTATGTAAATACATAGGTGCAAGGGGAATACCATGCACTTCAGTCCAGATTACTTCTGAGGTTGAGTTCCAAATAAAGGGAATCGAAAATGCGCCATCTTGGGTTTCAGATACCATAATGGGTACACCAAAGAACGGCGCAGCAAACGGCACAGCTACAATAGCAATTACGCAGATAAGAGCGATAGTTCGTCTTGTCCATGCAAAGTTCTTGTCCTTTAGGCCATGATCTCTGGCCTTCTGGATCAATTCCGCCTGGGCGTTCATAGCCAGTAGCTTCATTTCTTCTTGCTTGGCACGAGCTTTACCCATTTGCCCAAGCATAGTTGTTACGAATCCTAATATTGATCCGCCTAACAAAGTTGTAACCAATTCCATGTTATGAGTCCTGCGGCTTGTCCCAGACTTGGTATAAGCACCAGTCTGTGTGTGGTTCTTCCCAAATACCGACAGCTAATGCCCGATCAGGAGAACCACCCTTCTGTAAATAATCTTCTCGCCAGTTTAGATTCGCC